CCTGAATAGATAACATCAAGCCAGGTTGAATCATCCTTCACCTCTGTCGCCAATTTATATCCCATATCGCTTAATGTACCTTTCTTTAGGTGATAATAATTGCACATTCGCGTTACAAGTGTAGTCACGGTATCCTCATTTACAATGATAATATCCTTCGCCTTACAATACCTTAACTGATCATAGGCCGTAACGGTGATTTCCTTTCCTTTACCTCTACTCACCTTAAAGACAAATCCGTAGAATATATTAGATGAATTATAGGTAAAGCTTACAACACTTCCATTTTTAATTATTAAATCCTGATTAATATAGGTGAATTCAAGTGAACTGCATCCATTATTAATCGAATCCTTAAATGTAACCTTGCTTACCAACTGGCTTATCTCATAAGTCTTGTCATCTACCTTGACCAAAAATTCCATCATGCAGGCATCACCAGCTTCTGCCCTGCATAGATCAATGAAGGGTTCTTTATTTTATCTTTATTTGCATTAAAGATTTTAGTATATTTTGATCCGTCACCATAATATTTCTTGGCTATCGCCCATAGAGTATCCCCACGCTGTACGACATAAGACCCGTTACTTTTGGGATTGCTCTTATCAGCCTTTGCTTTTTTGGTTTTACCTGTTTTTTTATCCACCTCAAGAAGAACCTCTTGCTTCCCGAACTCCCTGTATTCCAATAATTTAATGGAAACATATTTATCCTGCTCTTCTCCTGCTTTTTCTTTGACGGATAGACTTTCGATCAGTACAGGTGTATTGATTATATTGCTCGCCAATGTGTACTCTCCGGTTGCCATCCCTGCCAGAAATCTGATTGGCTCAAGCTCGTCTCTCCATTCTGTCAAAATTGTCAGATACTCCTCTGCATTTTTAAACAAATTTGGTGTTTCCACATAGTGAAGACATTCATGGGGTAACTCAATCTCAAAGCTATATTCCTTTAGCTCCATATGTGATGGAACTGCTATCTGCCCCAGCTTTAAAATCTCATATTTCTCATTTGCCTGGGTTGAGCTCACTTCGATTTCCTCAGGATTGACAGGCAGCCGCATGGTTTTATCGTTCTTATCAAAAAAAACTGCATAATTACTCATCAGTATACCCCCTCCGGTGTTATGGCAATCTGTTCCTTCAAAATCGTTTGGATTCTGCCGAAAAGCTTATCTACATCCGCAGTCTCATGTACATCGCCAAAGCTAACGGCTATGTTGGGAGCGAGTGTATTAGTCGCAACATTTGCAATATAATCTCTCTCAGCCATATCCCGTAGATAGCCCAAATCTTCCTCCTCCATGTTAACATCGAGTGAGCCATTTGTACCTGCCCCTTCTACTTTAAGCGGATCACTGGCCGTCCCAAGCGCATCGCCCGTGGTGTTGAATTGGTCGAAATCATACCCCGAATCAGAACCACCTAATGAACTTAATGCTCCGTCAATATTTCCATAGATATTTTTTCCGGTTTTTTTCCCGTTATTGAAGGCTTCTGTATAATCCATTCTGCTTAAACCAAAATCCTCCGAACTCAGATCCAGATTATCTGTAACCTTTTGATAGTCTTCATCTGGTGCGTATTTCTCCACTGCTGCATCAGCCATATCCTTGATACCAGCACGCCATCCGGATACTGTATCTGCCATATTCGTACCAAACACTTTATCCATAGCAGAAGCCACTGTCTCGATAATTCCCAATACATTATCTGCCATACTTTGGAATAAATAGATTATAGATGAAATAGGGCTTGTAAATAAATTGCCAAAAAAGTTTGCAAAGTTTATAAATGGATTTATCAAATAACTAACAATACCGAGAATATAATCAAACAGGCCTAAAAACAAATTCCAAATGCCTGCGACTGCTACACCAACCACTCCTCCGATAAAGCCAAATATGTCCTCAAAGGATACTCCCATGGCTTGAAGGATATAAATTACTGCTGCAATTATTCCTATTATGATAAGTATTGGTGCCATCGCAGCCATTTCTGCGGCTATTACCCCTACCATAGACTGTATAATTCCGATTAATGCAGTTGCACCAATAAAGAGCAAATAAGCACCAATAGCCATTAATATGGGTATGATTTTCGTCCAATTATCGGAAACAAACCCTATTAAATTACTGACTACTTGAGAGACAAAACCTAATGCATTAATGATTGTATTGACGCCAGCCTGAACTGCCGGGGAATTCATGATATCACTCACTAACTGCATGATCGGACTAAGAGCATTTGTCGCACTATTGGTTATCTTTGTCCAGATATCTGCAAAAGTTTTTGGCTGATTTTCAAATTCTGTATTAATGTCACTACTAGCAGCAAACATGGCATTTTTTAGAATGTTCGCTGTTATTAATCCCTGATCTGCCATATCATCAAGTTGAGTACTTGATTTTCCGGTATATGACGAAAGAGCGTCTCCCATTGTCGAACCCGCTCCGGCGATGGAGCTTAATTCATCACCCGATATCATGCCATCCGACATACTTGTAGTAACATCGGATAAACTCAAGTCGGATTCATCCAGCTTCAATGATTTTTGAGATAGTTCTGCAAAGCCTATGGCTGAATCATTATCCTTACTAAAGGTATCCAAAGATCCGATACCTGATACTGTATTAACCATATCACTATAGGATATACAGGATCTGTTTGCAGCCGCATTAACCTTGTTCTGCAGTTGCATTTGTGTTTGAAGACCGTCATTTACATCTGCAAGCTTATTACTTGAGTTGGTATATTGATCAACCATTTCCATACCCTTGGTTATATTGCCAAGACTTAAGGCTGATTTTGCTAACGCGAACATATTTGCACCGGCTTTTTTTGATCCACTTTCAGATTTAGCCAGCTTACTATTCATTTGGTCAAGCGAATTTCCCATATTAATAATTAAGTTATTATTCGTTGAAAAATCCATCATGTTTGTGCTAAAATCGTTAAAATTCTTTGTTGCTGAATTTATTACATACGATAACTTGCTCATATTTTTTACACTACTGTTAATGCTTGTGTTCGAAACCATCAGACTATTTAAATTATCAATTGTTGCCATTATCTTCTCCTCCCTCCTTTTGTTTTTGACCGATTTGCCGCTCGTTTTTCTTCTTCCGCCCTTAATTGAATGCTGGCATAGATGAATGCCTTTTCTCTATCCTCCAAGGCATCCAATACAGACGGCAAGATGTGAAGCTTTTGAAAAGCAAAGTGTGCAAGATTAAGCTCTGCATCACCTTGCTTTATCAGTTTTTTGCTTCTTCAATATCCTCGTTGATGTTCTTATCAAGTCCGCTAATTTCCTGAATTGCCTGTGCCAACGTTGCATATTCTCCAACATAAAGCATCTTTTGAAGCAATGCAGATTCACCTAGTACTCCATACTCTTTTTGTAATTCGGCATTAGTTAGGTCAGGAAAAACCACTGCACTCGCAGTCATTGCCTGTACATACTCAGCACGATCAAAGGTATCTGCCCCTTTTTTATCTCTCTTTGAAAATTTCTTAATTAAGTATTTATTCTCTTCCTGTGTGATCGGACGTATGATAAACGGTACCGGTTTGTCTTTCTCTAAGAACCTGTTTGATATAATTACTTCTTTGTTCTCTACCATAATCGGATGTAAAAATGCATTTAATGAACTCATATTATTCCTCCTCGTATAGAATATGGGAGCCTACAGGCTCCCATATATAAATTATTAAGTTGTTTGAATGTAATCCGGTAAAACAAATTCATTTTCAACTTCGATACTGTCAAAAGTAAAATCACCATCAAAGGTTACCGGGTCATCCGACTCCTCTAATGTAGTAACTGGAATCGTGTTGAAAATTACATTGCTCAACTTTACCCTCTGTTCTCCAACCGTTGATTGAGGATCTCTATTTGTAACCTGTAGGCTAACGCTGCCACGGGTCCCTTCATTAATATATTTAATCGTTTGCTTTAACTGTTCACTGTTCATAAAATAAAGGGTGGCTGATCCCGAACCGGTTACCCCTGTAACCTTATGTTGGGTCATTCTGCTTCCCAACATTCTCTTTTCCTGAACCACCAGATCAAGCTGTGCTTTGATACTGGATACTTC